CCAAATGGAACGCGCAGTGGATGCAAAATCCAACTTCAGAAGAAGGAGCGATTTTAAAACGTGAGTGGTGGAAAGTATGGAAGCATGATTACTTGCCTCAGCTTTATCATGTCATACAATCCTATGATACGGCGTTCATGAAAAAAACCTCAGCCGATTATTCTGCCATTACCACATGGGGAGTATTTTACCCAAACCAAGATGAAGGAGCTAATCTCATGTTATTAGATTCTATAAAAGGACGATATGAGTTTCCAGAGTTAAGGCGTGTTGCTTTAGAGCAATATAAATACTGGCAACCTGAAACGGTGATTATCGAGTCTAAAGCATCAGGATTACCCCTAACCTATGAATTACGTAAGATGGATATACCCGTTGTTAACTTTACACCGAGCAAAGGAAATGATAAGCATGTCAGAGTTAATTCGTGTGCACCTCTTTTTGAGTCAGGTCTGATATGGGCACCAGATCAAAAGTTCGCTGAAGAAGTGGTTGAAGAGTGTGCTGCATTTCCATATGGAGATCATGATGATTTGGTTGACTCAACTACACAGGCCATCATGAGATTTAGACAGGGCGGTCTAGTCATGCATCCTGAAGATTATGATGATGAAAAAGACCAACAAGTAAAACCCACAAGGACGTACTATTGAAAAAATTAACAACAACGATACCACCTTTAAGAGGACCAAACCCACAGGGCTTGAATATTCCCTTAAAACAAGTTAAGACTGTAAGATTGGAGAAAACAAATGGCAGAAATCGACAAATCGCTTCCAAACGAAGTAAGAACAGAAATTAAAGTTCCGGGCGAAGAAGTCACGGAAAAAGTTAATATCGAAGAACAAATTCCTGAAAAGGGTCCGATAGAAGTTATCCCTGAAGAAGACGGTGGTGCAACCATTGACTTTGAACCAGGTGCTGTAAATATACCTGGCACAGAATCACACTTTGATAATTTAGCAGATATTTTACCAGCAGACATTTTAGATCCACTTGGTTCTGAATTAAAAAATAACTACATCGACTACAAGATGTCGAGAAAAGATTGGGAGAGATCTTACACAGAAGGACTTGACTTATTAGGTTTCAAATATGAAAATAGAACGGAGCCGTTTCAAGGAGCTTCTGGTGCAACGCACCCTGTGTTAGCTGAAGCTGTTACACAGTTTCAAGCAACTGCATACAAAGAGTTATTACCAGCAGACGGTCCAGTTCGAACACAAATTTTAGGAGTTAAAACTCCTCAAAGAGATCAGCAATCACAAAGAGTAAAAGATTTCATGAATTATTTAATCATGGATCAGATGAAAGAATATGAGCCAGAGTTTGATTCTATGTTGTTTCATTTACCTCTTGCAGGATCTACATTTAAAAAAGTTTACTACGATGATTTATTAGGTAGAGCTGTTTCTAAATTTGTACCCGCAGATGATTTGATTGTGCCGTACACAGCAAATAGTTTAGATGATGCAGAGTCTATCATACACGTTATAAAAATGTCAGAGAACGATTTAAGAAAACAACAAGTGGCAGGATTTTATTCTGATATAGAGTTAACGCCACCAGGTATGCTTGTTAATGATGATGTTTCAAAAAAAGAAAAAGAATTAGAAGGCACTAAAAAATCTGGAAAACAAATCCCTATGTATACTCTTCTTGAGTGTCATGTGGATCTAGATTTGGAAGGCTTCGAAGATCTTGGTCCAGACGGGGAACCGACTGGTATCAAGCTACCTTACATCGTAACTGTTGAAGAAGGTAGTGGAACGGTTCTTTCGATAAGAAGGAACTATGCGCCCAATGATCCAAAGAAACAAAGAGTCCAATACTTTGTCCACTTCAAATTTCTGCCAGGACTAGGATTCTATGGCTTTGGATTAATACACATGATTGGCGGATTGAGTCGAACGGCAACGGTCGCTCTCCGCCAATTATTAGATGCAGGAACTTTATCAAATTTACCTGCAGGATTTAAACAAAGAGGTGTAAGAGTTAGAGATGAGGCATCACCTATTCAACCCGGTGAGTTTAAAGATGTAGATGCGCCAGGTGGTAATTTACGTGAAGCGTTTTTCCCTCTGCCTTACAAAGAACCATCTGCAACATTATTACAGTTGATGGGTATTGTTGTACAAGCTGGTCAAAGATTCGCGGCTATATCTGAATTGCAAGTGGGTGAAGGCACACAGAACGCAGCTGTTGGAACAACGATTGCTCTTCTTGAGAGAGGATCAAAAGTAATGTCAGCTATTCACAAAAGATTATACAGCTCTATGAGACATGAGTTTAAATTATTATCTAAAATTATTTCTACATATTTACCACCAGAATATCCGTATGACGTGGTCGGTGGTGCGAGAGTCATTAAACAAGCAGACTTTGATGAGAGAATAGATATCTTACCAGTAGCAGATCCTAATATATTTTCTATGTCACAACGAGTAACACTAGCACAGACACAATTACAACTTGCTACATCACAACCACAAATACATAATTTATATTCTGCATACAGAAACATGTACGAAGCAATCGGTGTTAAAAATATTGATGCGGTTTTACCACCACCAATGCCAGTGCAACCGATTGATCCAAGTCAGGAACACATTATGGCTTTAGCGGGTAAACCGTTTCAAGCTTTTCCTGGTCAAGATCATAGAGCACATATCACAGCGCACTTAAATTTCATGTCAACAAACATGGTTAGAAATAATCCTGCTGTTATGGCTGCGATACAGAAAAATATTTTAGAGCACATTAGCATCATGGCTCAAGAACAAGTACAATTAGAGTTTAGAGAGCAGTTACAACAACTACAAATGATGCAACAACAAGCTCCAGTCAATCCACAAGTAGCACAACAAGTGCAAATGATAACACAACAGATAGAAGCTAGAAAAGCTGTGTTGATTGCAGAGATGACAGAGGACTTTATGAGAGAAGAAAAGAAAATTACCTCTCAATTTGACTCTGATCCATTATTAAAACTAAAAGCTAGAGAGGTTGATTTACGTGCCATGGAAAATGAGCGTAAAAAAGAGGCTGATTTAAGAAAATCAGAGCTTGATACAGCTAGATTAATGCAAGCAAGAGAACTTGCAGAAGATAAAATGGATCAAAACGAAAAATTATCGAAGTTAAGAGCTGGAGTATCACTTGCAAAGGCTGATAAACCAGGTATAACTGCAATAGAGATAGACGAATAATGCCACTAAACGAAAAAGGTCGTAAAATTATGAAGTCTATGAAGAAAAAGTACGGTAAAAAACGTGGCGAAACAGTTTTTTACGCCTCTAAAAACAAAGGTACAATAAAAGGCGTAGAGAAGAAGAAAAAAAGGAGCTAAAATGCAAAAACTTGATAAGATAAAAGTTGGAACAGTAGCAGATCAGAGTGTTGAGATAGATCCAAGATCTAAAACAACAGCTGATAAAGCTTTTAACTACATTGGCACAGGAAAACCTGAAATGCCAGTGAGAGGACAAAAAAGAATGCTAGCTGAAAAAAGAAGAAACTCAAAGGCGTACTAATATGGCCTGGTTCAGTTTAGCAAAAATTGCTTTGCAAGCTGGTGGTAAGATATATGCTAATCGTCAGAAGACGAAAATGGCTATGTCGGACGCACAGCTTATGCATGCAGAAAAAATGGCCCGTGGGGAAGAAGCTTACCAAGGTAAACTTCTTGAAGCCCGTCAAAACGACTATAAGGACGAATTTGTACTCGTAATTATATCGGCGCCCATTGTGGTTTTAATGTGGGCAGTCATGTCAGACGACCCAACTGCGATGGAGAAGGTGAAATTGTTCTTTGAATATTTTCACGAGCTTCCGAAATGGTTCACGAATTTATGGGTGCTTGTAGTTGCAAGTATTTTTGGTATAAAGGGTACTCAAATATTTAGAAACGGAGGAAAAAAATAATGGCAAACAATAGATACAATAAACAAGTTACACCTAAAGGATATATGAAAGGTGGACGTGTAGATAAAATGGGCGGTGGCATGATGAAAAGAACTATGCTTAAAAAAGGAAGTAAGTTTCCTGATTTAAACAAAGATGGCAAAGTCACTAAAGCAGATATTCTTATGGGTAGAGGTGTTATCGGTAAGAAAAAGAAAAAGCCTGTAAAGAAAAATAAAAACAAAAAGGTAATCTAATGGCTGGTAAAGGTCTATACGCAAACATTCACGCTAAAAGAAAAAGCGGCAGAAAAATGCGAAAGAAAGGTGCTAAAGGTGCACCTACAGCAGCTAATTTTAAGAGAGCCAAACAAACAGCGAGATCATAATGGCAAAACTATGTCCTAGAGGAAAAGCGGCCGCGAAGCGTAAATTTAAAGTTTACCCGTCGGCCTATGCCTAACATGTATGCTTCAGCAGTATGTTCAGGTAAAGTCACACCAGGCGGTAAAAAAAATAAAGCCAAGAAAGCTATGGGTGGATCTGCTAACCCTAGACAAATGTATAAAGGTGGCGGTATGTGTAAAAAAGGTAGAGGCAGAGCATACGGTCAAAATTCATAATGGCTAAAAAGGGTTTACGTTCATGGGTAAAGGAAAATTGGGTCGATAT